GATTTTGCTGGCTGAAGGATGAAGAAATAGGAGATTTACCAGCGGAATGGAATTGGCTTGAGGGCCATTCTCCGCTATGCGTCAACCCTGCAGCCGTGCATTATACGCGTGGCACGCCTGACTTGGCTGGCTATGAAGCTGCGCCATATGCTGACGAATGGAGGGCCTATGCAAGCGGGTGACTTGATACACAGGATCGTTTTCCAAAGACCCATTGAGACTAAGGTAAATGGCGCGCTTAAAATTACATACGGCACTGACTCACCACCTGATATGGTTTTTGCGAAAGTTGTGAGCCAGAAAGGTGGCGAAGCCATTGAAGCGGCACGCGTCAATGCGCGTGAAGGCGTGCGCGTTTGCATCTACTGGCGCAGCGATGTGTCAACCAAGTGGCGCTTTACGTGGAAAGGCCGCGAATACTATTTAAAGGCCGTTGACCAGACGCAGGAACTTGACGGCTGGCTTTGGTTCACGGCGGAGTGTAGCAATGTCCCTTGAATGGTCAGCTAATGCTAAAGGTTTTGACGAGTTTGACAGGCTGCTGGCGGACTTGCCGGAGCGCGTGGAAAATCGCGTGCTGCAGGGCGCTGTCACAGCGGCCATGCGCGAAGGTGCAAAGTCTGTGCGGGCGGCAGCGCCGGAAGATGTTGACAGACCGCCCGAGTCCAACCAGTCATATTGGGATAGGAAGCTGCGTTATGGTAGCCTGCTTGATCAGATAAAAGTGCGAGCATCTAAGCGTGACAAGGCGAAGGGGATGCGCGGCGCTTACATCACGACTGGGCAAGCGTTTTGGGGCCGCATGTTAGAACTTGGCACGCGGCACATCGCTGCGCGTCCTTGGTTCGCGCCTGCGTTTGCTTCTGCAAAAGATAAAATATTGCAAGTGCTGGCGCAGCGCATTGGCAAGGGCTTAGAGCGAGAAGCTAAAAAGAAGTCATGATAATAGCGAAGTCATGATAATAGCGAAGTCGATCAACTACAAAGCTAAGGGGGCCGCATGACGTTAGCAACCGCATCACCTATTTTTCCAGCGCTGCTTAATGCGCTGGTGACTGGCGAAAAGGTCTACGCCATGCAAGCGCCGCAAGGTGACGCAGGGCCGTTTATTATTTTTACGCGTGTCACATCCGAGCGCTGGCGTTCGGCAAATGGGCCATCTGGCGTAGCACAAGAAACCTGGCGCATTGATTGCTACGATACTGATTATAACGCTGCGAAGGCTCTTTCTGCGCTTGCTGAAGAAACCCTTGATGGTTATAGGGGGACAGTTTACTATGGTGGCAACAGCCCACAAGATAGCGTGCGCGTTGCAGGCATATCTTTTCAAGGCGGTTTCGATATTGAGGACAAGACGGACGAGCCTTTTATGTACAGGGACTCCGCAACTTATCTGGTTACTTATCACCAACTCTAGTGGAGAATAAAAATGTCATCTGCAATTGAATTTCAGGGCTTTAAGGTTGAGGTCGCCACGGCTGGCGGTTCCCCTCTCTCCTATACAGAAGTAAAAGAGATTACGGACTTTGACGGCTTCGATGGTGAGGCATCTGAAATTGATGTTACGCACTCGCAAAGCACGGCCAAGGAATTTCTGCTCGGCCTGCAGGACTTTGGCAACGTCTCACTCGATTGCAACCATCTTCCCGCTGACGCTGGACAGGTCATTCTCCGCGCTGCCAAGACAGACCGCGTTAAACGTCAATTCCGTTTGACCTTCTCAGACGCCAGCACGGCCAGCTTTTTGGCATTCGTGAAGTCCAACCCGTTGAAAGGCGGCGTTGATGCAAAACTCAGTGGCGCATTTACCCTGCGCATCACCGGCGCTGTCACGTTCGCATAAGGTCTAAACAAAATGAGGGCTAATAAATATACCGGCGAAGTTGATGTGATGATCGGCAAGCGAAAATGCGTGCTGGTATTTGATTTTGAAGCAATCGCTGCGCTTCATACGGTATATGAATCAGACCTTAAAGGCGGGCTCCTAGATGTTGGCAAAATTACCGACCTGAAAAAATTGGCTGCTATCATGGCGGTTGGCCTGCAGAAGCACCAGCTAGGCATAACAGCCGCTGAAGTGATGGCAGCGCCTCCGCCGCTAGTGACAATGCGCCGTGCGATGGACACGGCTATCGCCTACACTTACTTTGGCCCCGATATCATGGCGGAAATTGAAAAGGGAACAGAGCGCTTAGCTAATGCAAAAACCGTGGTCGCAAAAAAAAAGAAAAGTTAGACAAAAACTTTGATGCAATCAAAGAGTCGCTTAAGGTTGCCTTTACTATCGGCATCCAGCCCAATGACTTTTGGCGGCTGACACCGTGGCAATTCAAGTGCTGCATTGAAGCTGACAAGGCCAGGACTATCAGCGAGCATGATTACAAGGTCTGGTTTATGTGGCACGCTGAATCCTTGGCACGTGCCAAAAAAATGCCGCAGATGCGTTCTTATTTCTACAAAGAAAAAAAGCCGGAGCGCTGCATTGATGAAGCTGGTATAATGGTGAGGCTTAAATCTTATAACAATCAGCTTGAGAAAAAGAAAACCTCATGAGTACAAAAGTCGCCAGCTTATCAGCCGACCTAAGCGTAAGGACTTCCAGCTTTGAAGCTGGCCTTGCGCGAGCGCGCAAGCGGGTGCAGGAAACGCAAGGCACGCTTGAAAAGTTTTCGGCGTCCAGCGCAAAGGGGTTCAGAAGCACGGCCAGCGGCATTGACACGCTGGTCGGTGGTTTTACACGATTAAAGGTTGGGATTGCCACTGTTATCGGCGCGGCTGGTTTGACCACGCTGGTTAAGCGCCAGATTGAAGCTGCCAGCGCGATTAATGATATGTCAGAGCGCCTGCAAATTGGCACTGATGCGCTTCAAAAATATCAATTTGCCGCGAAGCTGGTCGGAACTTCATCCGAAACGCTTGAAACGGCAGTGACAAAGTTAAACGCCAAGATTGGCGACGGCTCCTATAAATATAAAAATGCTGAAGAAGGCCTTAACCGCATTGCGGAAGCTGTGAAGAATGCCAAGGACGATACGCAGCGCCTTAATATTGTCAACGATGCGTTCGGCGCAAAACTTGGCTCCAAAATGTTGCCGCTGTTGAAGGCTGGCGCGCAGGGCCTGAAAGATATGGGCGACCAGGCGGAGCGTACTGGCAACGTGATTGATTCCAAAACGATTAAGGCGACTGACGAGTTAGGCGACAAACTGGACACGCTTATCAGCACGATGCAAAAGAGCTTTTCACAAGGGTTCCTCGATGAATTGGTTGGCTCATCCGGCGACTTGGCTGATATTTATAACGACCCTGAATTTGCCAAAAACGTGCAAAACATAGGAGCGTTGTTTGGCGACTTGGCGGTCACTGCGATGAAGCTAGTATCCACCATTGGCTATTTGATCGAAAAATATAAAGAATTGTCAGACCTGTCTAAAGGCAGCTACGGTATGGACGAAAAATTTTTCGACTGGGCCAGCAAAAATTTTGACAGCCCCAAGCACCAGCACGAACGCGTGATAAAAAAAATGGGAATGGGGAGCGCTCTGGGCGGTGATATGAACCGCATGATGCGCATGGGCGCTGGCCTTATGCAAGATAGGGTAACCGCGCCAGGTACGCCAGCGACCAGAAAGTGGTCACCGTCTGGAAGTACCACGTCTGGAAATACCGATGACCAGTCCGCCAAGTCTATCAAGGCCATATTTGATAACCTGCAAAAAGAAACTAGCGAATTGCGCCTGCAGAATGATTTGTACGGTGAAAAAACGTCAGTCATTGAGCGGGCGCGTAAAGAAAGTGAAATTCAAAACAGGCTCACATCCGACGGCATTGTGCTGACCAAAGGCCAGCAAGCACAGCTTCAAAAGTATCTTGACCTGCTGCAACAGCAAAAAGAATTGCAAGATCGCAATGCTGAGTATCAGCAAACTATGCAGGACTTTACCGGCCTGTTGCGTGACTCGTTCGAGCAGGCCATAACATCGGGGGGTGACCTTGGTGATATCATTCAGGGCCTCATCAAGGACATTGCCAAGATGGCCCTGCAAAAGCAATTGCTAGACCCGCTTTTTGGGAATGGCACGTCAGGCAGCACCGGCATTCTAGGCCAGGTCATTGGCACAATAGGCAGCGCCATCTTTGGCAGCGCGCCGTCACATGCCACTGGCCAGGCTAACGTTCCGAGAGACATGCTGGCATTCGTCCATAAAAACGAGGAGATTGTCCCAGCGCGACAGACGCGTGGAAACCAGCGCGGTAATGGCGGCATCAACGTAAAGGTTGTCGACAATGCAGGCAATAAAGTGACTGCGCAGGAATCTTCTGAGCCAGACGTAGACTTGGAAATTATACTAGACCGCGCAAATGCGCGTAACATCAACCGACCCGGCACGGACACCAATAGAGCGCTGTCATCGCTGCAAGGTCGCAGACCCGTAAGGAGATAATTATGGCTGTCTGGCCAGTAGCATTACCGCCTCCTGCACTCAGTACGCTTACGGAATCTCCAGCTGAAAACACCATGCGCAGCACAATGGACAGGGGCCCGGCCAAGCTGCGCAGGCGCACTACTGCCAACGCCTACCCATTATCATTCATGATGTGGCTGACAAGCGCGGAAGTGGATATCCTAAAAGCATTCTATGACGTTGGCACTTTCAGCGGCTCTGAAGAATTTGACTTCACGCACCCGCGTACTGGCGCAGCGCTCAAGTGTCGCTTTGCTGAAAGGCCAAGCTGGCAGGAGCGCGAAGGAATTGTGTATGGCACGAGCATTTCATTGGAGGTCATGCCATGACGGGCGATGCAGGCCGACAGGTAACGCAGCAATTCAGGCGCGAGTCCTACAGGCCGAATACCAAGGAAGTTTATACTATGCTGATGACCGTAGCGCACCCGTCATGGGTTGACGATATACGAGTAGCCAGCGACAACTCTGTCCTGCTGCCGGATGCCGGAATCCGGGGGGTAATTTCTCGCGGCAAAGAGTATCTTTTTTTGCCATTTGAAATAGAATTGCCGTCCCAAGATGAGACGGGAATATCAAAGTGCAGCATATCAATTGATAACGTGGATAGGATTATTGTGGCCGCCGTGCGCGGCGCTGTCACACCGCCAATGGTCACGCTTGAAGTTATCCTGACCTCGGCTCCGGATACGGTTGAAATTTCTTACACGGACTTTCGCCTTGACCGCGTTGGGTGGGATGCGTTTGTTGTCACTGGTGAAATTTCCCTGGAGTATTTTGACGCGGAACCTTTCCCTTGGGCACGTGTTACGCCTGCAGACTTTCCGGGAATCTTTTAAAATGTGGTACGAGGATTTTATGAGCGTGCCTTTCAGGGACAAGGGCCGCGCTACGACGATGAAAGAGGCGCGGAAGGGAGTTGACTGCTGGGGGTTTGTCCGCCTTGTTTATTTATTGAGGCGTGGAATCCTGCTGCCATCTTATGATGAATGCTATGGTGACACAAAAGATGGTACTGCCATCACTCCGCACATTATGGCTGTCAAGGCCAAGCATTGGCAAGATGTAACAGAGCCCCAGGAATTTGACCTTATTATTTTAAACTGCAAGGGTTTCCCCTGGCACGTTGGCCTAGTAGTCAGGCCTGGAAAAATGCTACACTGTGGTGAAGGCTTTGGCGCTGTTTACGAGGACTACCCCTCAAAGAGATGGCCGCAACACAACATATTTGGATTCGCAAGGTACCATGGCGAGCAGTGAAATTTTAAATGTTTATGCGGCGCCGATGCCTTTTAGCAATAAACAGGTTAAGGTCGAAGTGCCATATGGCAGCACCGTCTATGAAATTGTCGGATTGATACTGCCCGGCGAAGTTGACGTAACGGATATCGGCGCTATCGTTTATATAAATGACCATGTGGTTTTGCGGTGCCATTGGAAGCGCGTGCGCCCCAAGCAAGGCACTATCGTTAACGTGCGTGTCGTTCCAAAAAAAGGTGGCGGTAAAAACCCACTAATGACCCTGTTGAGCGTGGCCTTTATGATTGCCGCGCCATATGCAGGCGCAGCGCTGGCAAGCGCTGGCCTGGTTGGCGGCTTTTGGGCGGGCAGCTTGTTTGTTCCAGGCGCGCTGGTGGGCCGTGCCATTGTATCGGCGGTTGGTTTTCTGCTGACCAGCGCACTTTCATCACCACCCAAGCAGGCGGCGGTAAAAAATCCCACCGAAAGACCGACACAATTTATTGAAGGCGCGCAAAACATTCTTGACCCATGGGGGGTTGTGCCGATCAACCTTGGGACTAACCGCATGGTTCCCAAAAAGGCTGCGCGTGGCTTTGTTGAAACATCTGGAGGCGACCAGTATGCACGCGACCTCTTTATGTGGGGCTGGGGTGATAAGGTTGTCATAGGCGACCTGCGCATTGGTGAGAATGCTATAGAAGAATTTGACGATCTTGACGTTGAGCACCGAATTAATGGCGACCTGCACCTTGGTACCGGCCTTTACGTTGATGATGTTGCGCAGGAGGATTTTTCCGTCGTTTTAAAATCAGTTGACGGATTTTCAACGCGGCGCACCGCAGCCGATGCCGATGAGGCTGTTGTAGACCTGACCTGGTCGCAGGGACTGTGCAAATTCGACGGCACGGGCAACCGCCTGACTTTCAATGTTAAGCTTGAAATTCAATTCGCTGTTGTTGGCGCATCTCCCCAAGTGTGGTCATCCGGCGCTGTCGAATTTACGGCATATGCAGGCGGCATGGTCACGTTCGGGGATGTTGCAGTTACAACCACAAAAGCCAATATAAGCGGCACAAATTATTTTGTAGGGTACCGCAAAGACATTGTGCTGGTTGATGCCTTTACCGGCGCTATTTCAATTCTTAATGGATTCAACGTTGCAAAAAGCGCAGTATTGGCAAAAGCGCCGCTACTGCCTTCAGGGACTGTGAGGCTTGCTACCGCGACCGTTCTGACTAAAACGCCTTCTGATGCGCCTGGCGCTTCTGTCACCAGCGTTATAGAATTTTCTGACGACCGACAGCCAGCACTGTCAACGCCTGCAGGTAGTAACGGGGTTTTCTTTCTTGCCAGCACCGACTTTAGCCCCGCGCAGGTTGGCCTGAACGTCACTGTGGCTGCTGGCTCTTTAAAGGCCGACCCTCTAAATGTAACGTCAGCACAATCTGAGGCGCTGCGCAGGTCAGTCCGTTTGACATTTCCAGCACGCGGCCAATATGATATTCGCATCCGACGTATAACGACGGACAAAGAAGGACTTGGCCTAACCTCCATTCAAGAGGGCCGCATATTCGATGAGGTCGCGCTGACGGCGATTAAAACTTATACGCATCGAGCGCCGGTCAACCTGCAGGGAATCAACGGAACTGCCATGCGCGTGCGCGGTACTGACCAGCTTAACGGCCAAGTTAGCACTTTCAACGGTGTTGTAAGCTTGGTACTGCCAGACTATGACCTAGCGACCAACACATGGGTTGACCGCATATCAAGCAACCCTGCCAGCCTATACCGATACGTACTTCAGTGCGCAGCCAATAAAAAAGCCGTTGGGGATTCCAGGATAAATCTAGATGACCTTGCCGACTGGCACGATTACTGCGTCCAGCGCGGCTATACCTATAACCGCATTATTGATTTTGAAACCACGGTCGATGAAGTGTTGCGCGACATTGCCTCTGCAGGCGCGGCCAGCCCGTCAGTGGTTGACAACCTGCGCACGATTGTCATTGATCGGCCAAAGGATGACATTGTGCAGATGATAACTCCGCGTAATTCTTGGGGTTACAATGGTGATATGGTTTACCCTGACCTGCCTCACGGCTTCAGAATATCTTTTCGCAACAAAGAAAAGGGATATGTTCAGGACGAGCGCATCGTATATGCAGATGGCTATAACGAGTTTAACGCTACGCTATTCGAAACCCTCGATTACGAGAGTTGCGACAATCAAGACCTTGCTTTTAAGCACGGTCGCCGACACTTGGCAAACGTGCAATTGCGCCGTGAAACGCATAGCGTGATGATGGATTTGGAAAATCTTATCGCGTTACGCGGCAACCGCGTGAAGCTGATGCACGACGCGCCGCTTATCGGTGTTGGCGATGGCCGCATTAAGTCTGTGCAGATGACTGGCGGTTCGCCTAACCTTGTCGCTGGCTTCACGTTGGATGACACCATAACAATCCCGTTTGATGCCACTTTTTACGTCCGTGCGCGCTTGTTTGATGGCACATTCCTCTATCGGGAATTGGATACAGTTCCAGGCCCGTCCACATCCTTCACCTTTGCATTGCCGATTGCCATGCCTTATTCGTCCGACAGTCCATCGGAGCCGCTGATTGAAGCTGGCACGCTATGCGGCATTGTTGAAGTAGGTGGAGAATTGGACGTTATCATCACGCGCATTGATGCCCAAGACGATTTTAAAGCTAAGATTGTCGCAACAAATTATGCGCAGCCTGATATCGAGGATGCGGAGTCTATCGCCCTGCCTGCTTTTGTCAGTTCGCTGACCACGCCAATTGAATTTATGCGACCCGTTTCTCCTGTCTTGGCCCAAGACCCGCAAACTGGTGAATCGGCCATGCTGACTAATAGCGATGGCAGTTTCTTGACGCGAGCAATTTTCACATTGATAAATGAAAATGATGGCGACATAGTGACCAGCATAAAAATTCGCAAGACTGGAACAGATACTTATACCAACGCCAACGTGTTAGATGCCACGCCAGAGCGCGTGATTATCACTGGCCTTGATGACGACACTTATTATGATGCTCAAATAAGATATAAGCGCGCTGGCAGTTCGGTTATGTCTCTCCCCTTGCAGGTCAATTTTCTTTTTGTTGGTGGATATGGCGTGCCTGCGCAGCCGACCAATTTTAGTGTCGTCATTCAAGATGGCCTTTCATTGTTCACTTGGGATGCAGCGAATGAGATTAATCACGACCATTGGGTCATGAAATATAGCGGCCTATTTGAAGGGGCCGCAGTGGAAACCGCGCAGCTATTTAGGGACAACATTTTTGAAAACACGCTGGCCGCGCCTTTCCTCGGCGGCACTTATTTCCTCACTAGCATTAACCGGAATGGCAATGAGAGTGCGACACCTGCGATAATTATCACATTTGATTCCAGCGGCATCCAAAACGTAGTGGCGCAGCTTGTCGAAGCGCCAGCTTTTGGCGGCACGTTTGACAACACGCAAGTTGTTGGCTCGGCGCTGGTACTGGTAGACACCGGCTTGGTCGATGGGTATTATTATTTTGCCAACAACCCGCTTAATCTGGACGCTGTTTACCTTGCGTTTGTATCTGCTTCCATCTCGGCAACCGGAACTTTCATAAACAACATTTTTGATGAGGCCGACCTGTTTGCGCTGTCAGATATTTACGGCTCCGGCTCGAATGACATTTATGACGAGCTAGACATATTTGCGATGGACGATGTTTACGGCATCGACCCCGGTTCATGGGCGGTGGAACTTCAATACCGTACCACGCAAACATCCCCGACTGCCAGCCCTGCAGGATGGAGTGCATGGGCGGCTCTGACTACTGGCAGTCTCGAATTTTATGCTATTGAATTTAGGCTGAAGCTGACCAGCTTGGCAGTCAACGTGTCTCCGTCTGTCAGCAGCACGCTGACCGTAACGGTTGACATGCCAGACCGGATTGAGCGCGGCAATAACCTTAACGTCCTTGGTACTGGGAGCCCGGCAGACGGCGCAACTATAACCTTTTCTCCGCCGTTCCGCGCCAAGCCCGGTCTGGCAATCACGCTTAAAAATGCCGCGCATGATGATAAGATTGTCTTCACGTCCGAAACAGCTAGCGGCTTCTCATTTTCAGTCTATAATCAAACGACCGCTGGGTATGTAACACGCGTCTATGATTACATCGCATCCGGCTATGGCAGGGAGTCAATTTAATGACACAATTTTCTTTTGGTAACTTATCTTCTCCGCTCTCTGGCGCGGCACTGATTGACACTTATCTAGAGCCATGGCGGGATGCGCTGCTATCCCTGCACAGCGGCTCATCGCGGCCTAGCTATGCTGCCGCAGGCATCATGTGGCTAGATACCACAACTAACCCATGGCTGTTAAATGTTTTTGACGGCGCGGATGATATTACGCTTGGCTCCATCAATACAACGACCAATGTCTTTACGCCCTCGGGCGCGGGCATCGCCGACGGGGATAAAGGCGACGTGGTTGTTTCTGCTAGCGGCGCGACCTGGACGATTGACGACAACGTCGTCACGACCGCAAAACTATTGGACGCGAACGTCACGTTGGCGAAGTTGGCGACACAGGCAGCTAATACCGTCCTCGTTAACGCCACTGCTTCAGCGGCTGCTCCAACGGCTGTTGCACTGGCGGCGCAGCAAGTCCTTGGACGGCTCGCTTCCAACCTCGTCGCGATTGATCTTGCAACGGCAGCGCATTACAGCGCAAAAACGGCGGATAAAATCCTGGTCACTGATAAGGTATGGGATGCAGCCGCAGCCGTTGGACTCACGGATGCCGCGACAATTGAGCTGGACTTGTCAACCGGCCTAAATTTCAGCGTGACACTGGCAGGAAGCCGCACGCTAGGCGCACCAACAAACCTTAAAGACGGACAGACTGGCTACATTAAATTTACGCAAGACGGAACGGGGAGCCGCGTGTTGTCGTTCCATGCAGACTGGAAAAACACGAGCGGCAAAACATTAAGTACTGTCGCTAGCACGGTTGACGTTCTTTACTATCAGATTGTAGGGACTACTCCCGTCGTGACTGGCTTGGTAAAGGGGATTTAATCGAGATGATTTTTACAGCCCTCGCCATATCTAAAATTCTGGCCTTCTCCCAGCCGCAAAAAATTGACGTGTTCTACACGCAACCTAGAGTGACGGTCGAAAACCTTCGCAAACTACCGGGCGATGGCGCAGGGGAGGCGTTTCTAGGCTTCTTGCCGGGCATGATCCCGATGCCGATAGCGGCACTCGGCTTCATAAATTCTATCCAGTCTGGAACAATCACGATTGCAGCGGCAGCGACGACGGGCACTTATACGCTACCTACCGCCGTTGACTGGGTATCGGCGAGCAATGGGCGCGCCTCCCTACATTTCCAAGGGTTCAGAGCAACCCCTGCGGTGAATACAGACGCACGATATCACGTTTGCGGCATCGAGATCACGGCTGCAAATACAGTCACCGCGACGCGTAACGGGACGGTAGAAACAGTAACCGTAGCGTTTACCGTGATTGATTGGGATAGCAGCTTTATGAAGGTTGTTCAATTCGGACAAGCGCAAATCACAACGACCGCCACAACTGGCAACGCACCCGCTTTGACCGCCGTCGTTACCGCAAATTCCGCTGTTCAGTGGAATGGAATAACATCGACCATTTTAGGCAGTCAAGGTTCGGCGTTGACCGCACTTACATTAACGTCAACGACAAACGTTCAATCGTCGCGGCACACTGGTACATCCGCGACGATTACTACATATTTTTGCGTCATGGAATTTCAAGCCAGCGTTCTTAATTCCAGCACGATTGAAAGTTCGCCGTCTTGGGCATCCAGCACGACAGGCGCGGATAGTTCGCCATTCGCCGCCGTCACGCTCGCACAATGCTGGACAGTTTACGGAGGCTCGCGGGCGGCAGCGACCGGATGGAACGCGCAAACGACGCCTTATGTTTTTTTGAAAGACACGACACATACGCGTCTCGTAACCAGAGCAGCGGTCAGTGCAGCAAAAGCGACAGTAACCATTGTTGAATTTAAAGCTACGGAGCTAGCAGCAGCGCAACGGGGCCAAGCGGATGAGTTGATCGACGCGGTAAACGCTTACGATGATATCTCAATAACAGCAATCCCCTCAACCTCCAAGGCCCTCGTTAATCTTATGTCTTTCTCGGGGACACAAACGACAGGCTCAGGTAACGATGCTAACTTAAACCAATTGACATTAATCCTTCAAAGCACGACCGCCATACGTATGCAACGTACTTCAATATCCAACACCATCGGCATTACACCCTCGTGGGAAGTTTTGCCGTTCCTTTTTTAACGCAGGAGTCTTAAATGTCGATGGACATTGAAACCATGGTTCGCGAAAACAGTAAGGAAATTAATTCCCTAGCCGTCAATATGTCACGGCTAACTCAAATCGTTGAAAGTGGCGAGAAACGATACGAGAAAGACGCGGCACTTCAGCGCGACATGGTGGACGGTATCAATAAGTTGAATGAAAAAATGGCTACGCAAAACGCGCTTCAGCAGCAAATAATGGACCTGAAGGAAGATTTGCTCGAAAAACACAGCGATTGGCGCACGACTGCGCATGATGTTAAAATGCTGATTCAGGGCTCAGGCGGTCTTGCCGTCCTTGGGGACAAGATTACGCAGGCGACCGCATTGCTTACGGCCATCACGACTAAGGTTGACGCGCATGATACCATTTTCAAAGAGGCAGCAGGCGCGGGTAAAGTTTCTAGACTACTTTGGCACATCATCACCGCCGTGGTGTCTGGCGCGGGAGTAGCTGTGACGGTGTATGCGACAATGCGGTCGGGGGCTGTAGGTGGCTCGGAGTAAGTTTCAGAACACCACTATTGCAGGCGGTTTTGCGCTGGCCCTGGCTTTTCTGGTACCATGGCTTGTGCGCGACGAAGGAATGAAGCTTGCCGCGTACCAGGACTTTGCAAAGGTCTGGACTATTTGCATGGGCGAAACAAGTGGCGTTAAAAAAGGCGATACAAAATCTGAAACGGAATGCGACAAAATCCTAAAATCACGCGCCGGTTATTTCATGCAGCAAGTTTACGCCAAACTAAATGTGACAGTCACCCCCATGCTTTTGGCCTCCCACGCTCATTTCGCCTACAACATCGGCATCGGCGGCTATGCAAAATCTGAAACCCTTAAGCTAACAAATCAGGGCAAGTACATTGAAGGATGCCTGGCGATGATGAACTGGTACAAGTCCGGTGGCCATGATTGTCGCATTGACAAGGGTAAGAGGAATGGCTGTTATGGGATGATCGTTCGGAGAATTGGCGAGCGTGATGTATGCTTGTCCAACATACCAATTAAGGGTGATCAAAAAAGGATGCCGCTGTGAAAATTTCCTGCCAGCGCCGTATGAACGC